CGCTCTGATTTTACCTAACTTAGGAGAAAAACCAAATGTTAATGAATGAAAGCTTAAAGGCTACCGGCCAAGTCTCAGTAGAGATTTTTGATCCGTCTGGCTCTTTAAAAGAAAAAATTCACATCCCAAACCTTGTTGTGACTACAGGTAGAGACTACATTGCTCGTCGTATGGCAAACACTGACGACGCTGTGATGAGTCATATGGCTACTGGTACAGATAACACAACTCCAGCACTTACTGATACTACTCTTGGAACTGAAAACGGCAGAGTTGCTTTAGATTCTACAGCAGTAGCTGCTAATGTTGTGACATATCAGGCGACCTTTGCTCCTGGCACTTCAACTGGCGCTCTTGTAGAAGCTGCTGTTTTAAATGCTTCTTCTGCTGGCACAATGTTATGTCGTACAACCTTTGATGTTGTAAATAAAGCTGCTGCAGATACAATGGTTATCACTTGGGCAATTACAATCTCATAATAAAATAAAGAGAAGTATTAATGACTGCTGTAATCACTTCATCATTTCACACCAATGTTGCTAATTCTGTTTATGAAGAAATTCAAAGTAGAAGCGCAATCTATCACTATTTTGTCGGGCAAGTGCTGGCGTGGAGTGATGAAAATGATCCCCCTGTTCCTAATGGTTCTTACGTGTATGAAAACAACGTAAGAAATAGTATTGTACAAACTAAGCAAATTCAAATTAATGATGTAATACATGTTCTTCCAAGAATAAATTGGGAAGCACAAACTGTTTATGATATGTATGATGATACCTATACTTTAGATAATCCGTCAGCCACTGGAGCAACGTCATTAGCTGAAGCAGTATTTTATGTTCTTACTGAAGACTTTAATATCTATAAATGCATTTTTAATAATAACGGTGGAGCTTCCACTGTGCAACCAACTGGAACTAGTGCTAATTACATAGAAACTGGTGATGGGTATGTTTGGAAATTTATTGCTTTTATTCCTTTAGGTTTAAGAAATAAATTCCTAACTACTGCGTTTATGCCTATTACAAGGTCTATTAAAAATAGGTATTACTCAGAAGGAACAATTACTTCTTATAATATTTTAGATGGCGGTCAAGACTATGATCCAAATGAAACATATGCTGTTATTAGTGGGGATGGCTCAGGCCCATACGCAAAAAGACTATCATCTATAGTAACTTATGACGTTCAATATAAAGACGGAACTAACGAGAATGGTTTTGGAAAAAAATTCTATATAGACAATACCGTAGCTCCAGAATTATATTTAGTTGAAGAAAACACTTATAGATTTGATCAATCGCATTCAAGTAATGCTGGTACAACTATTAAGTTTTCAACAACAGACGATGGAATTTGGCACAGCGGTACCGAATATACAACGGGTGTAACTTATGTTGGAACACCTGGTACTTCTGGCGCATATACGCAAATTGTAGTTTCTGAGAGTGCTCCAGATTTATACTATTATAGCGAAAACGATGAATACGCCGGAAACCAAGTTTATACATTGCAAAACGCCGGAGTAGAAGGTCAAGCAAATATTCAACTTGTAATCGAAAATGGTGTTATTACGGGCTTACAGATTTTAGATGGTGGCTACGGCTATACTTCTGCTAATCTAAGTATTGCTAAAGATATTGGTGATCCTGGAACTGGAGGATCAATTACTTTAAATCTTTCAGAAGGTGACCTAGCAACACAACAATCAAACGTTGAGCTTCTTGCTGTTGACGGAGAAGTAAGTTATGTCGTAATTGAAAATGGTGGTACTGGATATACTAGTGCCAATATTGTTATCACGGGCGATGGCACTGGGGCTGATTTTGATGCTGTATTAGATGCAAATGGAACAATTACTGGTGTAACTATCAATAGTAAAGGATCTGGGTATAGTTTTGCTAATGTAGTTATTACTGGAGATGGAAACGACGCGACAGCCAGAGCAGTTATGGCGCCAACTGGAGGTCATGGGTCGAATGCTCCAGCAGAATTAATATCAGACACTCTTTGCTTTTATACTTCTTTTGAAAATGAAGCTATTCAAGGTCTTCAAGTTGATAACGAATATCGGCAAATTGGAATTATTAAAGACGTTATGGATTTTGGATCTATACATACAAAGTTTAATAACGAATTAGGTTCTGCGTGTTATGCAATCACTGGTACTTTTAGTGAAAGCGATTTTCCAGAAGATGCTGATATTGTAACTTTTGATGATACAAAAACATTAAAGATTGTATCATCAAATGATAATTCAATGCTAGTTCAATCTTTAGATGGATCAGTTCCCGTAGAGGCTGAAACATATTACAACACTGAAAAAACAATTTCTTTCACTGTTACAAATTTAATAGATCCAACTATTAATAAGTTTTCTGGAAATATGTTGTACGTTGACAATAAGCAAGCATTTACACCATCTGGCGAACAGTTTGTGGTCTTTAGAACATTCATTAAATTCTAACTTATAAATAAATGTAACAGATTAATTCAAATTAGAGTGTAGCAACAATGACAATAAATTTTAATACTGATCCTTACTACGATGATTATGATGAAACAAAAGATTTTTATAGAATCTTATTTCGTCCTGGCGTCGCGGTGCAGGCCCGTGAGCTTACACAAATCCAAACAATTCTACAAAAGCAGGTAAGTAGAGTTGGCGATCATCTTTTTAAAAATGGTAGTCAAATTATTCCAGGATCAGTTAATGTAGATAATGACGTACACTTTGCTAAATTAAATACTACTTTCAATTCTGTTGAAGTTACTACTTATTTAAGTAGTTTCCAGAATATGATTATTACTGGATCTACGTCTGGAGTTACTGCAGTTGTTTTAGATTCTTCAGAATGTAATTGCGTTATTGATGGTACTATTCCAACACTTTATTTTAAATACGAATCCACTGCGGCGGATGGAGAAACTAAAAGATTTATTCCAGGCGAAAATCTTGTTGCTACAGTTGCTGATAATACTGTTGCTAATAACTATCGCTTAACTACTCCTTTAGCTGCAGAAATGTCTGTTACTATTTCTGCTCCAGTTGGAAACACTACTTACACTAATAACGCAAATACAGACGTCATTGGGCGCGGATATGTAGTTGAAGTTAAAGAAGGTATTTACTATATTGATGGGTTCTTTGTTAGAAATGAAGAGCTTCACTTATATACTGGTAGATTTTCAAATACTCCAACTGCTCGCGTTGGTTTTAAAGTTGTAGAAGAAACTATTACTCCAGAAGCTGATACTACGCTTCTTGATCCTGCACAAGGTACATATAACTATACCGCACCAGGTGGTCATAGATATAAGATTTCTTTAGAGCTTACTGAGTTGCCTGAAGAATCTAGCGGCACAGATAACATTAAGTTTGTTGAACTTGTTCGCTTAAAAAATGGTCAAGTTCAAAGCAAAATTAACAGAACATCATATGCTGAGCTTGAAAAAGCTATGGCAAGACGCACATATGATGCAAATGGTCATTTTGAAGTTAATAAGTTTAAGCTTAATAAGCGTGAGCATTTGGATGATACCACAAACAATGGTGTTTACTTAGATGCCGATGGTGGAGATGATTCTAAGTTTGTATTAAGCATTGATCCAGGTCGGGCATATGTCTATGGATACGAGGTTGAAGCCATTGCAACTACATTTGTAGATTTTGATAAAGCTCGTGGAGACGATCATACAGTTGAATTACAACAACAACCAATTGGTACGCCCGTTGGTAACTATTTACTTGTTGATAAGGTTCAAGCATACGCTCCTGACTTTGAAGCTTTCGAAGAAATTGATCTTGTTCGCAAATATACTTCTGTTGACGAAACAAACCACTTTGCTCCAGGATCATTGAGCTCATTCGACGAAAAAGTTGGTACAGCACGAGTAAAATCTTTTGAACTTCACTCAGGTTCTTATTCTGCAAATCCTGCATTTAAGCTTGGTTTATTTGATATTAAAATGAAGCCTGGATACTCATTTACTGATGATGTTCATGGATATCGCGAAGCAGGTCAAGCTATTGGTAATATTTGCGGCGGCGGAAATATTGTTGTAGATCCAGATGTTGGATACGTAACTGGTACAGCGACAAACTCTGCTACTACAATTACTGGTGTAGGTACTCTTTTCTTACAAGAGTTTTTTCCTGGTGATGTTGTAGTAATTAATGGCGGGGTTGTTGGACAAGTTCATACTGTTGATTCGAATACTCAAATTACAGTTACTGGTACAACAGATGTTTCAACATCCTATAGTGGCCGAGTCCAAAAATTAAAAGCAATTTTACAAGATGCAGAATATCCTAATCTAATCTACCCTGTAGGCTATCAATATATTGATTCACTTTATAATACTGATGGCACTAGAGAAGGAACACTAACTGTACGTAGAATTCTTTCTGATACAACAGACGGTGCAGGAACTTGGTCATTTACACTTACGGCTCAAGGAGAAACATATCTCTCTGATCAAGACCTTGAAAATTATACGCTATTTGACTCAAATGGCAATGTCGTAAATATTGATTCAGGTGATATTTCCTTTGATTCTGATTCTAATAGAAAAACAGTGTTTATTTCTGGTTTAAGCAATAACACAGCTTATACTCTTGCAACTACAATTCGTCAATCTGGCACAATTGGTGCTGAAAAAACTAAAACACTTCAAGAAGATTTTGTAGAAACAATCACTGGTAAGAAAACAGTTACAGCTCAAAGAATTACCCTTTCAAAGGGCGATGTGTTTGGAATTAAAGATATTCGAGTTACACCTGGTGATTATTCAGCGTATGATGCAAATAACTCTATTTCAATCCTAAATAGTTTTACTCTTGATGATGGTCAAAGGCCAACACATTACCAAGCAGCAGAATTAGTTTTAAAGGCTACAAAAAAGGTTCCATCTGGAGCACTTCAAGTAACTTATGATTACTTTACGCATTCGGCTAGTGGCAATTACTTTACTGTTGACTCATACACTCGCCCAGATAACCCAGCTGTTGGTATTGACTATGGTCTAATTGGTACTACTAATTTTGATAATGGCGAAACAGTTAACCTCGCTGATGTTATTGATTTTCGACCAATTATTTCTGGCGATAATACGACATCACCAGAATTACCTGCTGTTGGTTCGGATTTAACGACCGATCTTGCTTACTACATGGCGCGCATTGACAAACTTCTATTAACATCAAAGGGCGAGTGGAAAGTTATTAAAGGGGTTCCATCAATTGATCCTCAAGAGCCAGCTGATTCTGATGACGGAATGATTGTTGCTACAATCTTTATTCCGCCATACACAAAGCAAGTCGGAGATGTAAAATTACGCCAACGCGATAATAGAAGATATACTTTTAAAGATTTAGGCAATATGGATCGTCGTATGGCTTCTATGGAAGAATACGTTGCTCTTGACCAACTTGAAAAACTTACAGCCGATCTTCAAATCACCGACGCTACTACTGGTA